CCATGTAGCAATCGGCTGCAGCACATTATCCCAGAACCACTGCCAGAGCGGCTGCAGAGCAATCAGCACATTATTTGCTATGGTGATCACAGTGCTCAGCGTATCGAAAAAACGCGGCAGGATTTCATTCGCTGTCCACGTCCCGAGCGGGACAAGTACATTTGTCCAGAACCATAACAGGCCTTCCCCGACATTAATAGCAAACGGAGCCAATGCATCCCAGAGACGAGCAAGCGCGTCGCTGATCCGATCCCAGTTCACCGACATCAGCCCTTCATTCAGTGCATTGACGAGCCCTGGTATACCAGTGCCCATAACCCATGATCCGACTGGTTCCAGGAAGCCATGGTAAAAATCAACCAATGCCCCATAATAAAATTCGCCAAGCTTCTTCAACCCATTATCCCAGAGATTTTTCAGGGCATCGACAGCAGGCTTGCACCCGTCAACAATCAGGTCGAGCAGGCCTTTCATCTTCAGGGCGAGCTTATCAACAACCGTATCCCCTTCTTCCAGCTTGCCGAAATCCATCTGTGCAAGCTGGCTTGCTGCGCCTGCCGAAGACGGCAGCGATGAGGATCCGGAGCTCTTCGGGACACTCGGCACGGCAGAGGTCCCGGTATCAGATGCTTCCTTCTGGTACTTGTTGATATGATCCAGAGGGGAGAGGTAGTTCTCTGCTTCTTTAGCAGCTTTCTTTGTCTGGACTGCAGCATCCCCCATAGCATCCGCATAATCGCCTGCAGAAGTCGCAGCATCGTCCATTCCAGCGGCGATCTCCGCCACAGGCTCCACTGCGCTTCCGGCTCCTGTGGAGGTGTCCTGATTCTTGCCGGTCAACAGAACAGTCAGCGCCTTAAATGCGCTTGCTACTTTGGCCACAGCCGCCAGCACCTTATTCAGCAGCTGCAAGGCCGGTGTCAGGAGGTTGATGAACCCCTGCCCCAGATTGGCCTTGATGGACTGCAGCTGAAGGTTAAGGATCCTTGTCTGGTTTGCCCAGGAATTAGACGTCCTGGCAAAGTCACCCTGCGCGTCAGATGTCACAGAAAGCAGATAATTATATCTTAAGAGCGCCTGTTCCTGCTGGGTCATCTGGTTATAAGCCGTAGCTATCCCCTGTGCCAGTCTGTATTGTTCCAGGTTTGCCACAGAGAGATTAATGCCAAGCTGCTTCAATGGCTCTGTTTCTCCGGCGATCCCGGCACGGATCTTCTGGAACGCCTCGTCTGTATCCAGATTGTAGAAGGACGCCATATCCCCAGTCAGCTCAGCCATTTTGATAGACATTTCTGTCACAGCATCGCCGGACATCCCCATGGATTTGAACATGGCGCCTATCGTGGATGTGTATTGCTTTGCGGAAAGCTCGGACAGGCCAAACTGCGTTGCTGCTGTCCTGGCAAACTCATCTATCGCTCCGGACATATTTCCGAAAGTGACGTCTACCACGTTCTGGACTTCTTCCAGGTCAGATCCCAACTCTATGCATTCTTTCGAAAATGCAATGATCTGCCTGACCGCAAACGCGCCGGCGATGATGCCGCCAAGTTTCTTGAAAGCATTGCCCAGCCTGCCGGCCATGCCTTCTATGCTGCCAAGACCCTTTTGGGCGCCGGAGGTGTCGACCTTTGTGCTCAGGATGATCGATCCATCATATGTTGCTGCCATTTGACACCTCCTTTATCCCCAAAGCTCTTTGAGCGCTTCCTCTTCGGCCTTGCGTATAGCCTCTTCCTCTTCGGACAGCTTGGCCTTTATATCAATCAGTTTCTTGTTTTCTCTGTAAAATTCCTGTTCCCATTTCTCCAGCTTCTTGCGCTTCGCCTTCTTCTGGCGGATCTGGACAATATTGGAAAAGAGGCTCTCGCCAATCTCCATGTAGTAGCCCAGAAACGTCCACCAGTGCAGGTAGGGCATTGCGCGGACATCACCCGTGCCTGCTACCCGGTTGATAGCAGGGATAATGATATCCGCGTCCTGATCCCAGTCCATAAGGACCGGCCTTTTTCGGTCTTCCTTTTCAGGCTCCCGACCTGCATCAATGAACAGGACTGCCTGTTCGCACGCCTCTTTGATGTCTGATCCTGGGATTTGCTCATGATCGGGGTAAAGGATCTGCAGCATGACCTGAGTCTTCGCCCAGTCCGGCAGATCCGGATCATTAAATGCTCGCAGGATGGTCAGGATATCCCGGAAGTCGGTTCTGATCGGATAGTCAACGCCCCCGATCCTCAGGGACGTTGGCAGTTTCCAGCTATTCATTTCTCATAATCCTTGGTGTACTTGTCGATATGGCGCTGCACCTTCTTCAGCCTCTGGCGGGTCTCCGCCTCAACAACAACAGAAATCCCGGCCAGAACGCTTTCGATGTACAGCTGCCCATCCTCAAGCGGGGTAAGCGGTGAGCAGACAGCCCAGAGGGGCGATGTGTCACAGCCGAAAAGCATATCCATTTTCGCCTTAAGCTCCGCGGATGCCTTTTTCAGCGCCGGTTCTGCCCCGTCTTCTTCTTTGCTTGCCTGCCCCAGCTCCTTAAAGATCCCGCTCAGGCTCTCGACAACCTCGTTGTAACGTTCCACAATGCCCAGATCGGACGGGTTAAACCGAAACACGCCGATCTCATTGCCATCCTGATTAACCAGCTGATATGACTTTGTTCCATCAGATATGCGGATCTGTTCCATGTGCTTTTTCCTCCCTCAAAATTATTCAGCGTCTGCAGTGAACGTCGGCACCTTATTGGCAAAGGCAACAGTGCCCTTTGTGCGGTTGCCGGCGTAGTTGATCGTGAACGGAATAGATACGCCAGAGGTATCACCACCGATGGAGGTAGGTACCAGATAGCAATCCTCCTTATAGGCCAGATGGCCGGTTGCTTCGGTGTCCTCGACGATCACCTCAAGGACGGAGGTCTTGCAGTCATCACCGCGAAGGCGGCCCATGGCGATATCCCGCAGCTTCGGGTACAGCGGATCGGACGGATCAGCGTAGAACGGATCCGCTTCTGTGGAGGGTTCATATCCGCTGTGGGAGAAGGAGGTTTCGTCCAAAATATTCTTCTTGGTCTCGGTATCGGGATTCAGCTCGGTGGCCATTTCCTCGATATCTTTACCGATCCAGTACCAGGAAGGCGTCCCGGTGCCCCCGAAGGTTGTGTCTACAAACGTTCTGTAAGCGCCACGTGTAAGCTTCATTTGTAAGCTCCTTTCTAATTTGATGTATCGAATTCCTTATAAACAATCCTGCCCTGGATCATGTACCTGGCCACGCCCTCCTCCGCATTTACGCTGGCGAGGTTTGGCATGTCCTGCAGCACCTCTATCCGCTCGATCTCGCAGTTCGCGCCGAAGTCCGGATAGTTCTTCTGCCGGTCCTGCTCCTCGATCCAGTCCAGAAATGCCTGTGCCAGCTCCATAGCCTCTGTGTTCAGCAGATCCAGCGGATCAGAAGAATACAGCCTCACAATGATGAATGTAAAGCCGTACTGCCTCTGCTGGTCTCCATTGATATATGTCCGGATGTTCCGGTCAGCATACTGTGGGAGGATGGCAATGGAATCGGCCGTTTCCGGGGAATAATTAAAGCCCAGTACGCTGCCGACCAGCTCCTGGACCTTATCCGCGAAATATTCTTTTACTGCTTCATGTTTTGTCATCTCGGCCTCCTGTTCAGCCATCTCTGGTATGCCCTGACTACTTCATCCCCTCTGGCCGTCCACATGGCCTTATCCCAGTGAGACGTGGCAAGTGGATGTCTCGCCTTACTCTGCTTGAGCTCCCTGCGGGGACGCGCCGGGACTTTGTGCTCGCCATGTCTGGCCCATGGGCTGCCGGTTTTGGAGGATACATATAAAATTCCCTCATACTGATAATGTGCATAAGGAGATTCGTAATGGATAACTCCTGTGCCGTCCTTAACGTAAGTGCGCACATTCTGAGCAAGCACAAGGTTCCGCGCGGGAACGTATGGGTCCATGAGCCGCTTGCAGTTATTCGCCAGACGCAGCGCTCCCTCGTCACCTCCGGAGCGTTCATAGGCGATCTGCCTTTTACTGCCAAGCCATTTAAAATCCAGCTTCATGGCCGTCATCCCCCCAGTCGGTAATGCTTATCCGTCAGATGGGATGTGTTATCAGCAAAGGCCGTCACCAGGAAGGCATCCGGTTTGTGCGCGGTCAGGATCTCGGCAGCTCTGTGGCCTTTTTCCTGGCTGATTTCATCCGTGCATTCGCCATAGATTACCAGATCATTTTTCGAGACGGCAAAGCCCGTTCCGGCCTCAGACAGAGGTATCCGCACGGTATACGTGTTGGACACCCTTGCCTGCGCGCCGTCCTGGCTGACAGTCATCTGCGCATGGTAGAAGCAATTATGCAGGACGGTCCGGATCCATGTCCCAGCCTGATGATGATACAGGGTGATGGTATGCACATAATTAGGATTCATAGTGCCTCCCCCCCGCATACAGCAGGCCGAGCATCCCCAGGTACAGCCTGCACAGCCGCGCGATCTCTTTCCGCTTCCCGGTTTCGGTGTAGATGGACTGCCCCAGATCCACGGACCCGGACTGTCCATCATTGCTCCAGCTGGAAAGCGGACCGGAGAGCCCCTGCGTGATGTTCTTCTGCGCCTGTTCCTCTGCCATATACAAAACCTCAGCAATTGCGCAGACACAGTCTTTTACTGCATCAGGGACCGTCTCCAGCTTTGCAGCAGCTCCATGCGTTGCCTGATCGATCTCGAGGGATGCCAGCTTTGCCCATCTGTTAAATGCTTCTGAGGGGATCAGCGTCCCGGCGAATTCACCTGAGTAATATTCGTAATCGGCGTACATGCATCATCCCCCCTGCGCTGCCAAGAATGCAGTGATCATCTCGGCTTTAGTCATTGATGTTGATATGCCGCTGTATCCCAATTCAGTGGCAAGCCCAGCAATCTGTGCCTTTGTCAGAGCCTCCAGCTCAGACTGGCTGAGCGTGCCGTCACTGTCCGAATCGGCAGCGTCTATCAGTTTCCCTCGCCACCAGCCTCAGCGTTTCCGTTGCCACCAGCTGCCGCGGTTCCCTGCACGAGGATCGCGAACGGGCATCTGGATGCTGCAGTCGGCTGCAGGGCGTTGATCGGGTTCGGGATCTCCCAGCCCAGTCTCATCACTGCACGCAGGGCAACCATGTCGTTCTGCATCAGGTTGTAGGCGATGCTGCCGTCCGGGTTCTGGACAACGCCTTCCGTGAAGATCTTGTAAGTCAGATCCTGGCGGATGGAGTATACCAACTGGCTGAAATCACCGGAGATCATGAGCGCCTGCGTCTTATCGAAAGCGCCGTTATTCGGGAAGGACATGCCGGAGCCATCAAGAGTGTAGGTCGTGCCGGACTGCATGTCAGATTTAAACAGCGGCTGTCCCTGCTCATCTCTCAGGCCGCGCAGTTTCGCACGCATGGAGATATCGGCCATATGGCCGTTGACGAAATAACCATCTTCCTCAACCTTTGCAATCACGCCGTTTTCGCCCATGATCACATCATACAGGTCAGTGGTTCCGGAAGCCGGAAGGGTCACGACATTGCCCGCTGCCGTAGCAGTGGCAACAACACCGGCTCTCCAAGAGGTCGGCTTGTCAGTGCCAAACAGAACGGCGCTGTCGATAACCTTGCCAAAAGCTTCCTGCAGACGCGGTCTTACCTCGCCCCAGATGTCATATTCTGCATCATCCAGCACAGCTTCCGGGATCGGCACAATAACGGCGATCTCTTCAGCAACGAGGAACTTTTTGTCCCACTGCATTTTCGTGGTCTTTTTCTGGCCGGCATCGCCATTGACGAAATATGCCACCGGCAGCATATCCAGCACCGGGACTTTGTACTGTCTAGCGGTCATGTTCTGCAGTCTGCGGCCTCTGGAAAGTACAGCGGACTGGGCAATAATGCCCTGGACGATCTCGCGGCTTTCCTGCACCGGGATCAGCGCATCTGCGCCGGTTCTGTCGATACTGGTTGCTGTTTCATCGAACATTCTCAAATTCATCAACAGATTTTTGCATCTATTCATTTTGGTTCTCCTTTCATCGCCTTGCGGCGTTTCTGATCGCATCGTTGATCGATGTGTTTTTACTTTCGGACGCTCCTTCCGATCCGGACGATGTGGAAGTGGATACACGGTACCCACTGCCGGCATATCTCGGATTCTCTTTCAGGAACTTGTCCGCAGCCTTTTTGAAGTCGGTTTTGTCATCGACCAGCTTGCCCACCTTAAACATCACATAATCCAGGTCATCGGCTTTGACGTTCTTGTCCCGCAGATAGTCCCTGTGATCACGTTCCTCGAGCTGAGCTTTATACTGATCACGCTCCCGCTCCAATGCGCTGGCATCCGGCTGCCGTGATGCCTTGTCGCGTTTATATTGTTCGATGGCCGCCGCAGCTTCCTGCTCTGACAGGCCCTGCTGCTGAAAATAGCTTTTCAGCGCTGCCTTGGATGCCCTGTCGGCCCTGCTAGTTGCGATCTCATCGAGCTGCTCATAGGTAAATGTTCCACCGGTGCTTTGCTTGCCACCG